TAATCGACGCAGGCCATGAAGTGATTTCGACCATCATCGAGAAGTTTGAGAATGAGGCTGACGCCTACACCGCCGAGCAAGCGCTGATCGATACGGTCGGCCTGGAGAACCTGACAAATTCGAACGTCGGCGGCGGGGGAGACCGGGCCCGCGCGACCAAGGCCGGCCGAGCGCTGACGCCGAAACAGGAGGCATTCGCCAGGGCTTACATCGAAACCGGGAATGCCAGCCAGGCCTATCGAGATTGCTACGATGTCGGTGAAAACACAAAGCCTGAGACTGTTTGGCGGAAGGCGCAGGAGCTTCTCGCCAACGGCATGGTTACGGCAAGGGTAGCCGAGCTCCAGAATCGTTCTTTGAAACGTCACGATATCACCATCGATAGCCTGACCGATCGATTTGAGGCGGCTCGAGAGCTTGCCATGGATACGGCCCAGCCTGGTGCCGCGGTGCAGGCGACCAACGGCCTGGCCAAGGTGCACGGCCTGCTGGTCGAGCGCCGGCAGCATGAAGGCGGCGCTGCGCCAGTCAAAGTGGAGGTGGTCACTGGTGTCCCGCGAAATCCAACAGATTAACACAGGCTACGAGCCGCACGCTCACCAGGCGGAGATACATCAGCGGATGCGCCGGTTCTCGGTTTTGGCGTGCCACAGGAGGTTTGGAAAGACCATACTCGCGGTCAATACGCTCATAAACGCTGCACTAACGACTGACGATGGTCAGTTTGCCTACGTTGCGCCTTATCTGAAGCAGGCGCGGCAGATCGCCTGGGATCTCTGCATCACCTATTCGAAGATGATCCCGGGCATGGACTACAACAGATCCGAGGGCGCGGTTCGTTTTGCCAACGGCTCAAAAATCCTGCTGGCCGGCAGCGATAACGACCAGGCTCTGCGCGGCCTCGGCCTGTCAGGCTGCGTCGCCGACGAGATCGCTGACTTCAGGCCAGAGACCTGGCCGGAGGTGATACGGCCGGCGCTATCGGCCGACGGCAAAGGCAGACAGGGCTGGTTCCTGGCGATCGGTACGCCGAAAGGCATGAACCAATTCTACGACCTCTTCGAGCATGCTCGGGCAGATCCAGACTGGTACGCCGGCATGTTTCGCGTCGACGAGACCGATCTCGATTGGCTCAGCGAGGAGGAGATCGAGCTCTCGCGCACCGTGATGTCCGAGGCGCAGTACCGCCAGGAATGGCTGTGTGATTTTGCAGCCTCGGCCGACAACGTCCTGATCACCATCGACATGGTCGCCGAGGCCTGCGCCAGGAACAAGCATGAGATGGATCTCGAAGGCCTACCGAAGATCATTGGCGTCGACGTAGCGCGATTTGGAGATGATCGATCGGTGATACAGCGGCGCTGGGGCATGCTGGCCTACGAGCCAATGGTGCTTGAAGACGTGGACAACATGCACCTGGCCGGCATCGTCGCGCAGCAGATCGATCGCTGGAAGCCAGACGCGACCTTCATCGATGGCGGCCGCGGTGAAGGCGTCATCGATCGACTGCGCCAGACAGGCCATGCAGTCATAGAAGTGCAGTTCGGATCGAAGGCGACCAACCCAAGATATGGCAACAAGCGCACAGAGATCTGGGACGCCATGGCGAACTGGATCAAAGACGGCGGCGCCCTGCCTGGCGATACCGATCTAAAGACCGATTTGGTCAGCCCAACCTATTCGTTCGACGCCGGCAACCGCATGAAGCTGGAGCCGAAAGACAAAATGAAGGAACGCGGCTTGAGGTCGACTGACCTCGCGGATGCCCTGGCCTGCACTTTTGCTCATCCGGTTGTGCCGCATGTAACGGCCAGGCCGCAACTCATCACCGATCATGTGGATTATTTGGAGGCAAGCTAGATGTGTTTCTTTGGTAGCAATTCTGCTCCGTCTGCGCCGACACCGCCGGCATTACCGGAGCCACCGGCACCGCCCGACAAGGTCGATATCGACGGCAAGAAAGAGATTGTCGCTGATAAGGCCAGGGCTGCGAAGCAAGACCGTGAGAAGCAGTTGCGGAATATGAAGGGCCAGCAAAGCACCATGAAGACCGGGCCTCGAGGCCTGCTTCAGCAGCCTGAAGATGTCACCTACAAAAAATTGTTGGGGGCATAACCCGTGTGTGGGCCAGACGGCGGCGCAGCCGGTAGTGGCAACGAAGGCATCGCCATGGGCGAAATCGACGCAGTGGACAACGAACCGTCTGAAACCGACGTCGATGACCCCGGCACCGGCAATGCCCCTGGCGACGACGTAGATGTTGTTTCTGACACGAATCCAAATGCTACACCGGAAGAGGTCGACGAGGCCACTGCTGCGGCTGCTGGGGTAAGCCCCGTCGCCGCTGGCTACGCCGCCGCAACCAAGAAAAACCCAGGCATGATGATGCTCAGCAGCGTGATGCCCGGTATGGGGATCCTGAGTTTTGCCGCAGCGTTGGCCAATGCGCCGCATGGCAGTCTGGCCGGCGACGGCACTTCGGACCCAGACCCTGGCGGCGAGGCCGGGGCCATTGGCGGAGACGATACCGCCGATGTCGCGGCGGCGGCAAAGGCAGCGGCAGCAAAGCAGGCCGCGGCTGACGAAGCTGCTGCCGATAAGGCGGCGGCCGACAAGATAGCCGGCGATAAGGCAACGCAGGCAGCCGACGTCGAGGCGGCCGGAGTCAAAGATGATTTCGACACCAAGGCTGCGAGCGCAGCCAAACGGGCACGGCGCCGCGGCCTGGCGGCGAGCACAACCAGCCAATCGACTATCGCAACATCGCCGCGCGGGATTTTGGGAGCGCCGTCATCAATCGTTCGGAAACGGCTGCTAGGAGCTTAACATCATGGAAAAGACCCGGGAAAAGTACGACCGGCGGTTGGTTCAATTGAAGAACGAGCGCGAGACCTTCGTAGCGCACTGGAAGGATATCAACCAATATCTGCTTCCGCGCCGAGGTCGGTTTATGACGTCTGACGTCAACAAAGGCGACAAGCGAAATCAGAAGATCATCGACGGCGAAGGCGGCCAGGCGCTGAATACCTTGGTGTCTGGCATGATGTCCGGCGTGACCTCGCCGGCCAGGCGGTGGTTTAGGCTGCGCGCACCAGACCCGGTGCTTATGGATAGTGGCGAGGTCAAGGCCTGGTATCGAATGGCCGAAGATCTCATGTACGAGATCTTCAATCGATCGAACCTCTACCAGGTACTCCCGTACGTCTATGAGGAGATGGCCGCATACGGTACTGGCTGCATGATCCAGTTGCCGGACTTCGATAATGTCTGCCGCTTCCAGGCCTTCACTGTCGGCGAATATGCGATCTCGCAAGATTCCACCTACAGCGTCGATACCCTCTATCGCGAAATACCGATGACGGTTGAGCAGATCGTAACAAAATACGGCAAAGACAAGTGCAGCCAGCGCACCAAAGATATGTACGAGCGCGGCAACTATGATCACTGGATCGACGTCATACACGTTATCGAGCCGCAACATGACCTCGATCGCGACGCCGATAGCCCGCTGGCGGTCGATATGCCGTTTTACTCATGCACTTATGAGGCGAACTGCGAGGAGGATATGTTCCTCGAGCAAACAGGCTTTGAATATTTCCCGGTGTATGCGCCGCGCTGGCATTTGCAAATGCCTGACGTCTATGGCCGGGGGCCGGGGATGAACTGCCTCGGAGACATTCGTCAATTACAAGACCAGCAAAAAAAGAAGGGCCAGGCCATCTCGAAGATGGTCAACCCGCCGATGATGGCGCCGAGCTCACTGAAAAACCAGCGCATGAGCACGCTGCCTGGGGATGTGACCTTCGTCGATGCTCAACAAGGCCAGACCGGCTTCACTCCTGCCTACCAGGTGCAGCCGAGGCTCGGTGAGTTCCTGGCCGATATGCAGGATTGCCGGGAGCGCATTCGCCGCGCGTTCTTTGCTGATCTGTTTCTGATGCTGTCGCAGACCGACCGCCGGCAGATAACGGCGACCGAGATCTCGGAGAGGCGGGAGGAAAAGTTGTTGGTGCTTGGCCCGGTCATGGAGCGCATCAATCACGATCTGCTGGATCCCTTGATCCATAACACCTTCACGCGCATGGTCGAAACCGGCATTTTGGAAAGCAACGCCGGGCCGCCGCCAAAAGATCTCGAGGGCTCCACCCTCCAGGTGGAATATATGTCGGTAATGGCGCAGGCGCAGAAGTCGCAGGGCATTCTTGGCATTCAGGAAACCGCCGGCTTCGTCGGCAACCTCGCGAGCATTTCTCCAGACGTCGTGGACAAATTTGATTTTGACCAGGCTGTTGATGAATACTCAACAATGCGTGGCGTGCCGCCCACCATCATAAGGCCAGACGAGGACGTCGCGGCGATGCGGGCCCAGAAACAGCAAATGGTGCAGCAGCAACAGAATGCGAATGTGCTGACCAACGCCGCGGCCGGCGCCAAGACCC